AGAATTGCCTAAAGCCTTGTATCTGTGACCATCAGGTGATTCCCCTTTTTTCCAAGGTATAACCGTATAGTCATCCTTGAACCCTTGCAACCTTTCGCATTCCCTAGGAGTTAGTCTACGGACTGCCATTTTATCTAAAACAGACATATTTCCTTTTCTGATTAAAGTATTTGATACATCTGTTTCAAAAGATGGAAAAAAATTCATGTCTGCTGGGAATGTATATGTTGTAGCAACCATGTGTCTATCAGATGTTGTCAATGTAAATGCTGGGTCATTGCTCTTTCCAATACCTAGTCCATTTCCTTTGCCATCATTTTTTCTATTTTTACCACCACCTGAAAATTGAGTAGCTTGCGAATGAATTGGAATAGTTTGCACTAATGGCACATTACCACCGCCAGTACCCCAACGACTTGTAACCGTCTGACATACTTCACCCATTTCTTTAACTCGGCTATCTGCAGGGTGTGTTTCATACACCTTATGTGCTACAAACAATCCACACTCACTACCAGACGGCCCACCACTACCTTTAGCCCACTTGCTTGTTACGGTGTCGGCACATTCTCCATCTGTGCCACCGTATGCAATGCCTCTTTCAGAATAGGTGGCAGTTGCTTCTTTCTTAACTCTGCTCTTCGTATTATTCCCTGACAAGCAGTCGGACTCAAATAGAACTTTTGCGGCAGATTCCCAGTCTCCAAGACATCCGACAACAAACACTCTTCTGCGTCTTTGTGGGACTCCGAAGTTTTGAGCGTCAAGCACCCGATAGGCGAACCCATACCCGCATTCGACCAACGCCCCAAGGAAGGAACCAAAATCCCTTCCTCCGTTTGAACTGAGGACACCTGGCACGTTTTCCCAAATGCACCACTTGGGTCTAAACTTGTCAAGAATTCCAACATAGGTGAGGGCAAGGTTTCCCCTTGGGTCTTCAAGACCTTTTCTGAGACCGGCAACTGAGAATGATTGGCAGGGAGTTCCTCCGACCAAAAGTCCAACTGAGTCAAGATTCCACTCCTTATATTTTGTCATGTCCCCTAGATTGGGAACACTTGGATAATGATGTTTAAGAACTGCACTTGGGAATGGCTCAATCTCGGAGAACCCTACAGGATTCCACCCCATGTGATGCCATGCACAAGTTGCAGCTTCGATTCCGCTACAGACGGAAAGATAATTCATTAACTAGTCCTTTAGGTGGGCTACTCACAGACCCCGAATGTATGTGAAGCAGACAAATGTCCGTTTTCGCCCGTAGGTGGGGTACTCGTTTCTTTACACTTTCCCCCGTAAATCAAAATGGAACTGATTCGTCTTCAATTTCAGGCTCAGGCTCACGACCTGTTGCCACGATAGGTAGACCAGTTTCCTCTAACTCTTTGCTCATCAGAATCTTCTTTTGAACATAGTTAGACAAGGACTCAAATACCTTTTGGTCAAAGTTTCCAATATCAAACTTGACTGCAGGATTAACCAACTCAGGACAAGCCATACCTTTAGGTAGAGCCATAATTGAACCTACATTAGCGTAAGTTTTAGAGCCATCTTTAGAAGGCTTGTGTACCACACCCAATAGGCATGGAGCACCTAATACATTCTCAAGACTAAAGTTACGCAACTCTTCCGCAGTAAACGGACGACCACGCCAGGCTTCCAAATCTTTACGAAGATTAGCCTTGTCACCAATTGAAGCTGTGTATTCACGTGAGATGGAGAATGGACGGCCATCACTCATCATCTCGTTTAGTTCCCAAGTAATACGAACTTTAGGAGCTACTTTAGCTTCGCCCTTCCATTCAAAGGTCTGATGACCTAAATCAATAATCTGATAACAACGTGCAGCAAAACTACCTGCTGGACAATTTTCAAATTCTGTACTACCGCCACTACCGGCATTAACTGTTAGAGACATTTTCTAATTCCTTTTCTAATTTAACTATCAAACCTTGAATCTTATCTATATCGGTTGTTACTGCCATCAACTGCCATTCAAGACGTTCCTTTTGAAAACGGTAGTCCTCTAGGCGAGCTTCAAGCTGTTCTTGCTCACGCATTACTGTTTCGTAATATTCCTGTTGTGACATATCATCCTCCCTATACAAATTTTACTTGCTATTTAACCGCCAGTCAATGTAATTCTTTAACATCATTGCTGCCATTTCTAACTTCTCTGCTTTTGCTCTTGCTTCCTCTAAACTTCTTTCGTTTAAATCATCGTGTACATCTCGTGTCAATCCCTTGATAATTAAAATCATCTCTGAATAGTCAATCATTTCTTTCCTTTACAAAATACCTTTTTCAACTTCGACATACCACCCAGTTAGAAAACTAATCAAGTCGTCCTCACCTTCTCCTATAACGGTTAGATTACCCGCAGGAGTTACCTTCTGAATCAGTCCAATGTGTGGTTTGTCGTCTACATACCCCGTAATAATTATAACTGTATGATGCCAGGCAAGAGCAGTCAATAGTATCTTCTGTCCCTGTTTCATCTCCTCGTCTTCTCGTTTCCATTCCCCGAACAAGAATACTCCTCTACGCTCTAGCACCATATCAATGTTAGAAGGCATAAAGTGGGGATTAGTAGGTATAAACCCTCGTAAGAATCCAAAGTCAATATGTGGGGCGTTTGCGTTACGCATGGCGGGAATCATACTTTTGACAGTTCCAATCTTTCTAACATGACTTCGATTGCAGCCATCCATCCCGCCTCAAACCCTTCCCAACTAGTGGGATGATTCTGTCCTTTTGTAGGCGGTTTCCATTCTTCAGCCCAATCTTCGTATGCTTCTTGAATCTTATTCACTTTATTTCCCTTGTTTAAAATCTTATCATGTTCGGCACCTACCGAATCCCCATTCCAATTTACTGTAACTGATATTGGGTCTTTATCTTTCCAATACTCAAATGATAGGAATGCTCCGCCTTCAGGCCCAATACCTAGCCAATGAGGAATACCATCTGGAGAACTTACTGTTTTACCTAATAGACTATGAGTTCCGTCCGGTGCTTCCACTTGCCATTGTTGTACATCAGGGTTATCCCTACCCTCAAGATTAAATTGAATGTTACCTGCTAAGTATACGAATGCAGACTCGACACCTGGATGAGTATGTGGGGGAGAAGTGCTATATGGTTCGGATACATACATCTCTACCTGAAACCGTCCTTCACGATACAAACACAATGACATTGCATTATCTGTGGCAAATACTGGATTCTTAAATGGTGGTCTTAATGGCATACCATTCGCCATATACCAATCTCTAAACTCTTCAACTGTTGACCACATATTCGCCTTTCGTTTGTGCGTGTTGTTCTCCAACCAATTCACCTTCCCAATGCACTGTTACAGATACAGGGTCTCGGTCTTTCCAATATTCAAAGATTAAGAAAGCACCGCCTTCGGGGCCTACCTTGAGTGCGTGCATCTTACCGTCATTTTCTTCGGCAACAGCACCAAGCAGCTTATGGGCGCCTTGGTCTCCTTCGACCTGAAACTCCGTTAAGTCTCGGTAGTTACCCTCGGCATCTGAAAACGATAAATTACCCGTCAAATACATAGACACAGACTCAATGTTCGGATGACTATGAAGTGGAGAACCCGTGTTAGGTTTAACAATGTACAACTCAACTTGAAAGCGTCCTACCCTATACAAACAGAGTGCATAGGCAATATCTGTACAATGAATGGGTGATTTAAACGGAGGTCTAATAGGATGACCATTAGCTAACCACCAATCCTTAAATGCCATTACTGGACTAAATTCATTCTTCATCTGCAATTCCCATTAAAAATTGTTTAAACCTATCTAGTAACCAATTAACTTCTTGAATATCGCCACAACTACTAGCATAGTATTCGTTGCCGTCTTGGTCGTAACCCATGATACAAACCATCTGTAATATCTTGGCACCGTCAAGCACTTCTTGTACCGGCACCTCGCCTTTTGTCCCACTTGGAAACCCAATGACCTCTCCCATGTCAGCCCCTGATATATGTCAGTATGTTGACCACCGTATCAACACAAGATGTAATGCAAAGGATTACAATAAGTAAGGCTTCAGCATTGTTGAACTTCATTTCTCTTGTGCCTTTCTATGTTCAAACCAAGCCTGAATGAATCCGCAAAGAAATGCACCAATGATTCCTCCAAGCAATACACTAACTATTTCTAAATAACTTAGGCATATCATTT